ATTTTAAATAATAACTAGCAGGATTCTTTAAATAAGTTCTTAAAGTCTCTCTACTAAAAGTAGTGTAAGTACGTGTCTCTGATTTAGAAGGATTAATTAATTGTAATGTATCTTTTATCTTTTGCGCATAACTACGTATTTCTTCTGCTGAATGAGTTTGAATTACTTCTTTTTTTACAGACGGTCTACGTCCGCGTTTAGTAACAGTTCCATTACTTTCTGTCAACTTAACAGGCATTTATTCTCCTTTCTTTCTCAGTCGAACATTTTATATCTTTTTACGGTTCTTATCGGTAAAGTATTTCCTAAAATTATTTTTTCTATTTCAGATTTTTCTGGTTTTAATAAACGCTCCAATTGACATTGCACGTAATAGTTGTAAGACATACTTGAATATCTATCTTTACGAGTTCCAGATCTTTCAAAAACTCTTACTGTATTACCTGTCGCTTCGTATTCCAAATTAAGTAATTCATTAATAGAAGCTGTGGTATGAATATAAGATGCTTTTAAATTTACTTGATCTACTGGATTCATTTTTATATAATTTTTAACAGAAGTCTTTAATATTTCATCTGCTTCAAATTCAGACACTAATAGATTAACTTTATTAAGCTGAAATCCGTTTCTTAAATTTTTAGCTGCGTCACTATTAAAAATAGGAGAACCAAGTATTCCCCAAATTACTTTATTAGCATTTTTTATTTTACATCTTGAAGCATAATCTTCAAGGGTAGCTCTGTTACTACCTGCGAGTCTTAATTGCTTATCACTGATAGTCATGGCTTTATAAGTTACTCCAGTAGCGGGGTCAAATTGATCTCTTATAATAAAATCATATACACCCACTCCAAGACCCTTTATATCCACTGCTATATCTGTACAATTATATTCATAAAATAATCTCATGACTCGTAGTCCTAATTCATCTGTAGTCATACCTTCATGACTTTCATAATATAAGAAATTTCCAGTATACGAAGTTTGACTAGATTTTATTACATTATTAATCTGTAAGGATGCAGAGTCATTTGCTCTATTTTTAGAAGAAAGCAACGCTATATCTACTGATAAAATACGTCTTTCATTAGCTAATAATTTAGGTATTTTAAGATCTTTTATATTTTTATATATCTCTGGAGAAAAATAGCTATTCTTTAATTTACGACATTTAGAAACATCATTATAATTAAAGAATGATCCGTCAGTATCTCCAAAAAATAAACATTCCAATTCCATTTGAAATTTTAAAGGATCAAAATCAGCTTCAGACATTTCATCTTCTATCTGACTTCTATCAAACATTTTTTCCTTAATGGAAAGTTGATAAGGTAATGCACAACAAAAATATTTTCTTGTATCATCAAGCATATTTACAAAATATGCCTTTAATTTATCATATGACCAATGACTTTGATACCAAGCCGAACTCATATAAATTTCTTTATTTCTTTCAAGTAAATCAGCATATTCCGGTTTAGAAATATACCCCGGTCTTCTTGGTGCTGTAAGAAATCTACGAAGTACTGTATTAATAACATTAAGATCTACCATACGAAATTCATCAATAATAATAATATTCGCTCTTGCAGATCTAGCATTGTCAGAAGCAGTAACCACCTTTATATAAGAGCCATTTTTAAATTTACATTCGGCTTTATTTTGACCTATTGTAATAATTTTTATTTCAGAACGTAGATTTAAAGAACCCCATCCATAGTTTATCATAAAATCATCTTCAATTTTACTTAGTACTTCATTGGCTTGTGATCTACAACTTGATGCAATTACAATTTTAGTCCCCGGAAATAATATACATCTAATAACACAAAATAAAGCAGTAAGCCAAGTTTTTCCAGATCCTCTTGCCGCAATATACATAAAATAATTTTCATGCATCAAAGCATAAATTAAAATTTTTTGAAATAATGCGAGTTTAATATTTAAAAATTCTTTTACAAAACGTTGAGGATTTTCTCTATAAAAACTAGCGCGTCTTGCAATTGTAGTCATTACTCTTTTATATTTATCAAGATTTAATTCTTTTTCGCTCTTTTTTTGTTCTGCCATAATATCACCTATTCTTCATCTTGGTCAGAACTTCCAAAAATATGATTAAATAAATCTTCTTGATCTGTTTCTTCATTATAATTTGGTTTTTCAACTGTATATTTTTTCATAACTCCATCATATAAATTAGAAAAAGCATTTTTAAGTTTTAATACTTTTGCTAAATGACCCCTGAAAAATACATCTATATATAAACCAATTTTATCTATATCTTTAAACTGTTCATCTACTTCTGGAATTGGTTCATTTTCTTCCCATTTTTGAATAAGCGTACCAAAAGTTTGTGCTTCTGAAATAGCATCATTTGAATTTTGTTTTGGTTGCAAATTTCCTGTAGACAATAAATTTTGATAAGTAGCGTCAAGATCTTTAGTACTTTCTGATCTACGAGTTGCTTGTAAAATTTCCCATTGTTTTAAACATATTCTTTTAAATATTTCTTCTTGTGCTTTAGTTTTACATTCATGTCTTGAAACCCAATCATCATATTCATTCTGACAATAAATATATGCTTCATCAGGTAAACCAAAACCAAAGAACTTTTTACTTTTTTCAATTTTATCTACTATTTTATCTTTTAATTCAGTTTCATCTAAATATTCAAGACCACTTACAATAGTATATTCACCTTCTAAAATATTCTGAAAAGTTAATTTTTTAGAATTAATTGATAAAAATTCTCTATCACTATCATCAAATCCATAAATTCCATATGAAGGACAGCATATTATTATTACATATGCATCCCAAATTGATTTATGTCTAGTATTTTTATCATTATAGGAATTAATAGCATCAACTATTTTATTTTTATATAAAACAAAATCTGCTTTTTTTGCGGCAGAAAGAAAAGTTTCAAAAGTTTCTTTACTAGTACCGTCAGATGGATTATACCCATTTGCTATTTTATTTAAACAAGTACTACATATTGGTATTAGACCAGTAGCAGTTTTACTACTAGATAAAAATTCTGATCTAACCGTCATTCTGCCACAATTGTGACACATATATTTTTTCTTGTAAAGTTCAAATTCATTAAATAATTTATTATATTCATTTCTTACTTTTAAAGCTGTCATTTGTGATGTTTTATCAATCAGACCATCTTTATCTTCTATTGGTATACCACAAATTTTTTGAGCAAGAAGTTTTTTTGTTTCTTCTTCTTCAAATTTCTTTTTTTCACTAAGAGATTTTTTATCTTCTTTTATTATTTCCCGTTCTACAAAAGAAACAGCTCGTTCTAAAGCTATACCTTGATCCTTATTCATCGTTTTATTTCTCCTTTTATTTCTTATATATAAAATTTACTGGGAATAAATTAATATTCCCAGTAATATATTTTTATTAATTTATTATGAGCTGTAAGTATCACTGTTATACTTTGTGTAGATAAAACAAATATTAATTAGGCAGTACGTTTCCACATATAAACTGTAATATATGGTTGTATAATAGAATGATATCCATTTCCACCTTCATAACTAGTATAATCTGTACCTGTTGTTTCATCAGCCGCATTATTTCCACCAGAACCACACGATTGTGTATAACTATGATTTTGAAACGAATGTCTATGTTGTGGCATTTCTGCTATGGTCAGTTGATGCGTATATTCTCCACCAGTAGTTGTAGTTGAAAATGCTCTTTGAGTGCCATTTGTATCAGTTCCTGTACCAGCACCAATCAAAACCCTACCTGATCCATATTGTACCCATGTTCCAAATCCTAAGTATGTAGATGGATTAGCTGAATTTTCAGTAATTTCTATATGTCCAACAGGATACATTAAATTTGCAACTTGTGTCATAAGACTTACTGCATTTACAGCAGAAGATCCAATTTGTCTAATTATTGCCTTACTACCATTATTTGAACGAAATGTTGATGTACAATAACTAAGTATTATTCTTAATTTTACAGTTTGATTAGTTGTCGGAGTATAAATAGCATGTATTTCGATATTATCACATTCAGGAACAGTTCTAGTAGATGGAACCAATATACCAACACTTTGAAAATTTGGTAACAATGATACATTTGTTGTTGCATCTACCCAATCTATTGTATTAAATCCTCCAGTAGCATCTGAATAACTTGTAAAGGCTGGTTCTCCTATAAGTTCATAAGTTTTTCCTGCCGATAAAGTAGCAACACCAGTTGTTGTATTATAAGGAATATTACCAGATACAATAGAATTAAATATTAAATCACTATTTTGTCCCATTCCTGTTACATCTGATGTAATTCTTGCCACATTAAGATAATCCATAGTATTTATTACAGGTGCAGACTGAGATAATACACTTATTTTTATCCTAGACATTCCTGCCCCATAAATTGTATTTGTTCCGACAATAGTTGTGATTCTTAATTTTACTATGGTATCAACTGTCGTGGTTATAATATGAGATGTACAATTTAAAGTACCACAATTATATGTATAGGTAGTAGGTCTTAATACCGTTTGTGCCCCAAGTATAACATTAGATACATCTGCCCAATTAATTCTTATTTCTCCATTTGCGGCACCAAAATCAGCCATAAAATAGGCTTCTAATAAATATGTTTTTCCTGCTTTTAAGGTAAAATTATTATCAGATAATGATATATCTGAACCCGCAAAATTTAATGTTATTGGTGTTATATCTGAAATTGTGGATACAGTTCCTTGAGTTGGCGCTCCATAATAATAACTAGCTTGTGTAAAAACAGTTGTTCTGTTATCTGCTACAATTATATCATTATATCCATCAGAACGAATAACAACAGATTCACCTTTATTACATAAATAAACAGGATTTGTTGAACCTTCTAATAATTCACTTCCGTAAGGTTTTATACAAACTACATTAGATGAATTGTCAACTTTTTTTATTTCTATTAATTTTCCAGTATTACCAGATGCAGTTAATAAAGTAATGGTTCTAGTAGAAGAAGAACTATCTACTTCTAATGTTGTAAACCACGCATTAGGAGAACCGTCAACATTTAATGTCTGAATAGTATTTATACCACTACCAGAACTCCCTAAAGATTCCCAATAAGCAGATTCCGTTGAACCAAAAGTTGTTCCTGTAGTTCTAGCTGATAATGAACGAATAAATTGTCCGATTAAAAATGATCCATAACTGGTAGTACATTTTCTTACTTCTCCAAGTCTTACAACTGTACTTGCAGACCAATCTAAAACTGTTGAACTATCTGCTATATTTAATTTATTATTTAAAGCCGTTTGTGTTGC